TTATTTTCTAATAGCTTTCATAATAAATGAAACTACAAATATTAATATGATAGCTCCAATTAAGGCTGGTAAAATAGGAACTCCGCCTAAGACTGGCCCCCATGTGCCCAATAATTTACTTCCGATTGCAGAACCGATTAACCCAGCAATGATGTTACCAATAATCCCACCTGGTATATCTTTTCCTAGAATAGCTCCTGCAAGCCATCCAATTAACCCTCCAATAATAATCATAAGTATAAAGCCCATATTATCCTCTCCTTCTCAATATTATTACTAGATAGTATTTCCCACAATTTTAAATTATAAACATAAAAAACAACCGAAGAATCGGTTGCCTGCGAATATGGAATAGAACCTCTAGCTATGGAGTATAACTATAAATGTAATACCTTTATATTAATTTAATAAACTCAAAATCTATCTATCTTTTATTTGTGTTAGTTTATACCTATTCATATTTTTAATATTTTTTAGGTAATTTTTGATTTATTCATTTTAAACCTTTGTAAAAAGGGTAATAGAACAAAATCAAGAAGCAAAGATACTGGAGGTTATTAACATTAACAATACAGATTTTGAAAAAGCACTCTACGTCTATAATAATACTATAAACAACATTAATAATCATATGTCTAAAGAAATGCTAGTAGATAGATTTTTTAGAGAATACGGTATAAGGAACATTTTAAACCTTAGCTATGAGGAGCATAAAAGTTTATGTGAAGAAACGAAAATGCTAGAAGTCAATTATGATCATGTACTTGAAAAATTATCATGGGCGCCAGACTCAGAACTACTTATAAAAACGGAATTAGAAAATGAGTTTGAAAAATTTGATAATTGATAAGTGCTTAGGTTAATTCTTAAATTTCTTTTCAATAAAAAAACTGTTTTTTATTATATAAACATAAATATACATATAAAAACAACCACCCAGTAGGTAGCTGGGTGGCCTCAACCATTAGCAGATTTGAAACTCAACTCAATATAATTCACTTCGGAGATTCTACTAATCAAGTACCCCGGTAAAATTTCTAAAACATAAAAATTTAAATCAATATTTAATTTATATTTCTTTATCTTTTAATAAAACTAACGCTGACAAATAAAATATACTAGCCGAAAACTTTATATCTATTACTTCATCAGTGACATTTAAAAGAAAATCGTTAATTTTCTTATTCATTCCTTTTTCAGAAATAGCCGTAAATGTATGTACTTTCATTTACTCACCTACTTTACTTAATGTGTTCTTCTCACTAACCATTTGATTACCCTTACTAGAAAAACTATAAACAAAAAAAGACAACCAAAGGAGCGGTTGCCTTCAACTATGGAATTAAAATAATTAAGCTAAGGAGAATAGCTATAAATTTATTATACCCTTGTAATTTATTTAGCAAACGTAAAAAAACCACCCCATGACGAAGGGGGTGGCCTATACTATAACTTTTAAAAGTGAGTGGTTTAACCACTACTATTTGGTTACCACGAGGACAATTTTATAAACATAAATACCACCCAGATGGGAGCTGGATGGTATTAATCATTAGCAGATTTGAAACTTAACTCAATATAATTTTGAACCCCAGGAGATCCTATTAAGGATGTACCCCGTTAAAATGTCTACAAACATAAAAATACCCACTAATTAAAGTGGGCAGTGTGTCTCGTGCATATTATTTATTCAAGGTAGCAACTTTAAGTGCCTTAAATAAAATATCACATATAAATAAAAAAGACAACCGATTGAACGGTTGCCATCAACTTTGGAGTAGAAACACTAGCTACGGAGAATAGCTATAAATTTATTACCCTTATAATTTATTTAATAAACATAAAAAATAACCACCCAGTGACATGTGTGGGTGGTCTTCGTGAGAACATTCTCAAAAGAGTTGCTCCGTGACGGAATGGTTACCGTGAATTAAATACCTATCGCCAGTTTATAACTGTCTTAAAAGAAGGATAGGTTATGGCGTATCTCTATTATACCATAAAAAAACAGGGCAAGCACATGATGGTACCTCCCTTGTAGTATGAATACAATTAAATTTTTTAGTACCCAAAGTATTTATATAACATATAAGCCGCAACCCCGATAATAGGCGCTCCTATGATTACTACAACGATTATACATCCAGTATCACCTAACGCCCATGCTAGTATTTTAATAACTACTACCCAAAACACAATAGTCAAAACGATACTAATGAGTATTATTAAAAGCAAGCTCAAAATAATCCCTAATTCCATTTATCCCTCTCCCTCTCATTATCTTCAATAGTTTTCTTTTTACCTTTGTATCAATTATGTATTATCACAAATAAAAAAGGCGCCGAAGCGCCTAGGAAAAAGTGTTTATAAATGTCTGCGAATTATTTTAGGAATAATTCACAGACAAAAAAATATTAACACAACTATATTTCCTGTTCAACTATTAATTAAATTAACTAAAAGCGCACCAAATTTCTACATAACTTCTATAGTGACTAGTCAATAGAGCGTTATATGCATCGCGCACTTCATTTATTTTAAACAAAAAAATAACCACTCTGAAGAGTGGTATATAAATATATAAGATTAAGAATAGAACAAGGAATGCTCTACTTTAAGAGAGCAGTTTAATATTATCAGAACATTCTTGTAATTACAACTAGTAAATAAAAAAGAGCAGACACGGGACTTGTGTCTACTCTCACTATAAAAGTAAGGTCAATGTGTATATTATCACAAAGATTATTTTAATTCTATAAAAATTTATAAAAAAATACCACTCCGAAGAGTGGCGTTTGTTTTGTGTAATTTCCTGAATAGAAGGCATTCAAGCATTGACGTGCAATTGTTATTGTACTAAATAATTAAAAAAAATACCACCCCGAAGAGTGGTTGTAATTAGAAAAAATTAAATAGGTGATTGAGAACACCTGCTAGTAGTATAGCATAAAAAAGACAGCCACGGAACAATGTGACTGTCTTCTATGAGAAAGAAAGAGTGTACATTTATAATAACACAACATATTTTTAATTTCTAGTTTATAGTCTTCAACAAATAATCTCTTTTTATTTCATTCTTAAAGCTTTTGAAACGTGTATATCCAATTATTCACTAAGTATTTTACGATAGTCAGTTTCGTATTTATATTCATCTGGTGCGTTAGGATTTATAATTTTCATGTCATCACCTCTATGAATACAATAGAACGTACATTCGTATAAGTAAACTTATTTCCGGAAGATATTATTTTACTTCTATCTATATTTATTTGCTACTTCATCAATATTAAATTCTTCATTTAACTTGAAATAAGTTTTTATATATCCCACAAAATTATCATTAGATTGATTTGAAATAGTAAAAACTATCATGTTTATTAAATCTGTAACTATTAATCTAAAATTTTCTGCATGCTCTCTTTTATATTCTTTTCCTCTATGTACTACACTATTTCTCATATTATAAAATTTTTCTAAATATAAGTTTATAGCATTCTTTATACCCTCTGAACTTTGAATATCCAGTTTCTCTAACAAAGGTATTAAATGATCCTTAATCAAATTACTATATCCACATGCTAAAATATTCTTTATCTTCTCTTCACTCTTTTGAATCTTAAGTCTGTAATAATTTTCTACGATTTGAGTCACAAAAACTTCTAAAGCTGTTTGAGCATTTACAATGCTACTATTATAATCACCTAAATAATTTGACCTTTCACTTTTTCTCATATTAGATGCAACTTCTTCAACAGGATTATTTAACTGTAAATAATAACTTTCTGTAAGTTCTTTCATTTGTTCGTTAGACAAAGTAGACTGTTGATCACTATATATTTTATTAGGCATTTCTAACAGGAAAATCCCGCTGTTTACTATTTTTCTTTCAGTGTTATAAATTATATAAAGTGGAATACTCAAGATATGGCCTAACGCAAGTTTATATATATTATGATAATGAAACTTTAATGATATTATTTTTATTACGTTATTCAAGATTTCTAATTGTTCGTCAAAGATTTCACTAAATTGTTTTTTTATTTTACCTTCTCTATTATTGGATATAATTTTTTTCGCCTTTTTGCCTTTTAAAACTGAAGTACATTCAACGACAGTATATCTCCCTTCGTTCAAATGTACGTCATCAGATAATTTAGTCGTTTTATGTAAAAAGTTTATTAATACACCATCTTTATCAAAAGATATTAAAGAATCTTGTTCAACTGGTATTCTGAACGGCAATGTAAACTTAAATGTTATAAATATAGAATTAGGTTCTTCTATGTTTAGTTTTTTATATTTTTCATTTTTAAAAGTTGTAAAATTTCCTTCGAGTTTTTCGTTCAAATCAATCACTCTCCTATAAAAATATATTATAATCTATAATTCTATTAATTGTATATATAATAAATTGTAATTTATGTATAACACTAGAAGCAGTAAAGCCTTCTAGTGTTAAGAGGAGTGAATAAATTTTTAATTTATTTCCACTTAATGCTTCCCCAATATTTCTCTTTCTTAATGCGTTCCTTCTTGTCAGTGATTTTACACACTGCGCAATAAAAATAACCAGCGCTTGGATTAGTAGGGTATTTAAATTTAATCCACCAATAACCGTCTTTTTTTGTAACGCTAACAAAGTCTACCCAATCATCTTTAGTAAATAACCATGAACCTTTATCTACAACCGCGCCTTTTAGTCCTGATTTGCGTCTTACTTTAATGCCTGTTTTACCCACATTAGGATAGAAACGCCCTTTCCAATTCCATGTAATTCGCTTTTTACCTGCTGACGTTCCAGTTATTGGTTTTCCGTTAATTGCCCCCGCTAACTCCTTGCTAAACTTATCATAATTTTTCTTGAGATATTTCATATCATTTTTATTTGTAATGAATCCCATTTCAACTAGGCGATAGTTTGTTCCCAAACGTCCTGCTACATTAGCATTGAGTAAGTCATTTCGTGGGTCAATTTCTCTTATTGTTCCCACAGTAGCCTTTAATGCTTTATTTAAACTTTTGTCCACAGTGTCTGCTGGCCATTTATCCGATATAATTACGTGACCACCAGTAGCCGATGCGCTTGCTGCATCAAGATGTAATTCAACTACTATATCGTATTTTTGTTTATGAACCCAATACATACCGTAATTTTTAGTATCTCCAAGTCGCTCTCCATACTGTGTATCAATATATAAATTTTGATTTTGTTTACTTCCACCATATAAGTCTACAGCGTGACCTGCTTGTTTAAGGTACTTTTGAATATTTGGCGCAATATATTTACGGATAAAGTCACGTTCATTTGTACCATTAGCAACTGCACCGGGATCATTATATCCATGACCGGCAGCTATTAATATTTTCTTACCTTTTGATTTAGATGTGCTAGGTTTATTTACTTTATCTTTAACTTTATCTACTACTGTTGATTTAGCTTTATAGTGTGGCCGAATGAAATACATCGGTTCATCATAGTAATGAGTTATTAATTGCGATACTTCTCTAGGTACACTTTGAGCCCCGCCATACCAATTTTGATCTAGTGATATGAAGCTATTTATATTGGCGGACCATACTATACCTACATGACCGGCTCCTCCACCATAGTTTGAATTAAAGATTACTAAATCTCCCTTTTGCGGAAGAAAACTTGGCGTATTATTATATACGGTAGCCAATCCGTTAAAGTTATTTGCAGTTGGAATATCTTTAGCATAGTAACCATACAGTTGATCATTAGTTAAATAATTCCATTACATGTTAGCTAAGTCAAAGCATTGAGCACCAAAGGCTCCATCAAAGTCCCACCAGTACCCTTTTAATTTAGTCATATATGCGTATGCTTGTGCTTTAGTTTTATTAACTGTCATTTCTATTCCTCCTATATTTGCCCGTCATTACTTGAAGAAAAATCGTCTGGTGCTTTGCCTGTTGTGGGTAATTTCTTCTCTACTTTCTTTTGCTTCATTTCAACATGTGCTTCATGTCCTTCTTTTGAAGTTGGGTTATTTTTATATGCTGTATATAAAGCTACTATTGTAAGTAATATTGAACTGATACTATCTTCGTCTACGGGTATAGGACTTATATTTTTTGTTGCTAACCACTGATTAATTAAAGCTAATATTAACACGATAAATCTTACTGCTGCACCTATTGTCATTTTCATAATTTAACCTCCATAATAAAAAAGCCGACGCTATGCGCCGACCTTAAAATTTAATTATTTACAATCTCCAAACCAAAAACATTGCCAAAAACTGCCACCTAATACTAACTCGTTAAATAAGTCCAACATATGTCCTCACCTCCTTTAAATGCCTAACCAACTACGAACGAACGCTAAGATTAAAGAACCTAATAAAGTGGCCACCGTTCCTGTGATTAACCATTTAAGTTGTTTGAACTCTCTTCTGTTTTCTTCCTTATTTTGTTTTTCAATTTCTCTTTCTCTATTTATAGAATCAAGTGTAAAGTCCATTTTCTGATTAGTTAATTCCTGTGTATGTTGACCTTTTTCTATTTCTCTCAAAGAGTCATATAACTTTTTAATTGTATTATCAACTTCATTTTTATCTTGTTTTGCTGTTTCTTCTATACGTTTAAAACGTTTATCATTGTAACGATCCTTCTCTTCAAGAATTCCAATGCGTCTTTCTACATCTCCTGTTCCATCAGCGCTCAATTTGCCACCTACTTTTTATTAAAATAAAAACCCCAAGCTTATGCTTGAGGTTCTGGGTAATCTTCACCCGTTATTTCTTTGTATTGCGCTTTGCTTGTTACACCCAGTTGAACGTATGTTGCAATATCCTCATTCGTATAACAGTTGATATCGTAAAACCATTTAATACTCTCATAAGATGGATACATGTCAATTTTCCCCTTTCAATTTAGCAATTTCTAACATAGCCTCAGCTAATTGATTTTGTGTTTTTTGTAATTGCGCTGCTGTTTTTGTTAATTGCATTTGAGTTGTAGCTAATTGCATTTCAGTATTTGTCGGTTCATATTCAGAAGGTGGATTAATGCTTTCAAATTCTTCTTTAGATGTACCAACCCATTCTGTACCATCAAAAAAGAAGGGACTATATATCCCTTCTGGCGGCGCTGTTTCTGTATATTCAAAATCATAAATTAAAGAATCGTCGATTAAAATTGGCATCCCATTATATTTAAATACTTTCTTTAACATTTTTACACCCCTTTTGCTATAAAACTAATTGAATCTAACGAATAAGGAAGTGATACATTATCAATTCTTATAAGACCTACACTATTATCGGGTCTAATATATATTCTTGCAGTATTCGATAAACTACTTCTTTGAGGAACATCAAAACCATTATTCCAATCCGTTAATATTGAAAATCCTTCGGGGATATTTGTGAAATCTCCTGTTTGTGGGGATTGCACCCATCCGTTTAATTGGCACTGATATAAGTCATTACCTATAGAATAGTAAGTCATTGTAATGTTTTCTTTGTTTCCCAATCCTCCACTTATCATTGTAGTTCCATTGATTAAAGTTAAAGGAATAGTTGTAGCATCTTTTTTAGAATCAGTATATACTTTTAATTCATTTTTTAATTCATTCAGTTGTGTTACAAAATCTTCTTCATTAACTTTTCCTTTTGTTTTTTCTTCCAAAGAATCTTTAAAATCTGTCATTTGACTATCGATATTAGTTTTATATTGCTCAAAATCTGTAACTCTTAAAAATGTCTCATTGGTTAACAAACCTTGAATTTCACTTTTTCCATTTTCAATAATTAACTCAACTTCATCTTTAGATACACCGATAGCTTGTAAAGCATCATCTCTTGCATTATTTACTTTTGTTACATAGTCTTCGAGCCCTTCGATAGATTTTTGAATCTCTATAACTCTCTCTTTAATTAATACTTCTAAATCATCAAATTTCCTAATATAACTAAGTTTTGTGTCAGCAGATATTGTGTTAACTAATGCATCTTTGATAGAAAATTTAAAGGTCCTAACAACAATTGTGTCGTCAGAACCTTTTCTATTAATAAATATTTCTCCAGTCACTTCTCCCACATGTGCTAATACATCATTAGGTAACGTGTAAGATAAAACACCATTCATTTCATCCTCAAATGTTAAATTATCTACTTTCTTACTACCATCAGATGTAACTAAAATAATTTGAGAATTAACATTTATATCACTCAATAACATAGGTTTATTATTTCTTGTTATTTGAAACTTTAATATTGAAGTGTTGATATCTTGATTGTAAAATTCAACGTTTAACTGTTTCAAGTCACGATAGTAGGCTGTGACATCTAATTTTGTTTGTGCTATTTTATCCATTGCCATATTGTTTAATTCCTCCTATATGTCGTAAGAAATACCACTTAAACTGATATAACTTACAGGTTGTGTTGTATATGTTAATTCTATATCCCCTGTAGTAGCATTGATTTTTACGATACCGTATCCACCATAACTTGATGAAGATAATGCACAAATAAATTGTTTATTAACTTTGGGTCTGTACGCTTCCGGCAAAGTAGCTATTCTAGCTGGTAATGTTTTACTAACACCTTCAACTTGGCCATCAATAATTTTAGTACCATCTGGTAATATCTTCATATAAGGGTTCATAGTGTAGAATGAATTTACGCCATTTGCTAAAGGTAAATCTTTTCTAGGATGTCCATATTTCATACCGTAATTTTTCCAAACGTTTTCTGTTGAATCCCAATAATAGAATTTTTGGTGTGTATAAGCTGTTGTATTGCCTTGTAAAGTCATAACGAAAGTTCTATTGTTAGCATTCTCTATCACAATTTTTCTTGTGGGCTCGAAAGATACACCGTCTAGATCTTTTACTTCAACAGCCGAAGTATAAAATTCAAATCTTGGAAAATCAGTATTACTCATGAAATCTAATATTTTTTGCATTGTGTCTAATTTCGTTCCTGTTAATGGGTCGAACATATTACCATCTGTAGAACGGGGGAAACTTCTATTTGCATAATTCGAAGTATTCATTGATGGCGTTGTAGCTGATGCACGACTGAAATCAATGGCATCTGGACTTGTTGATTCATCTTTAAAAATAATAATCCCTTCCTTATCTGATGATGCCATATGTCTACTTTGATGGACTGTTAATGTATACACAGAACCATCTTCACCTATTTGAACTCCTTCAGATTCTATAATGTCGCAACCATAACCATTATCTTCGAGTACATCAATGAATCCTTGAGCAGATATTAAGTTTTCGCTTAATAAAGTACCATTATTACTAAATTTTTTAATACCTTGATAACCCCAATATGTTGGATCTCCTTTTTTCGCATACCCACCCATATTGAAATAAACTTGACCGTTTCCTATAGCAAAGCCTTGTCGTTTCGGTAATTTTTTTGCGTAATCTGTGTTAAAAAAACCACCATCTGTAATGTCGAAAGCGATTGTACCGACGCGCTGGAAATTGTCGTCATACATTTCAAAAACAGTCTTAGTTACTTTCGCACCAGTAGAAGCTGTAGGTGTTGTTACATACCAAATACCACTGTTATAGTTAAACTGCCATTCAACATTTACATCATGTTCGGTTAAAGGTGTTAACTGCGCCATTCTTTCTGGTGTTTTATCTAAATCAAAACGTCCTAGCACATGGTTACGTGTTTTAACATACATGTAACGTTTCCCATTCTCATATTTAACAACTGTACCTTCACCACCAGCATTACCTGCTGCAAATACTGTTTTATATTCCAATGTATCCATATCCCATACAGCTATCCAACGTCTACTATCTACTATAGTAGGACCACCTGAATAATTCACAAATATTTCTCTACGCTGTTCATCTAATGCGAAAGATTGAGGATAAATATAAACATTACCTGTTAACACAACAATATCTTCATAATCCGGAAATTTTAACGGTAGTTGTTTCCACACCTCTTTTTTATACTCGGCGTTTTGAGCTGCTTTATCTGTTTGTAATATTTTTACTTTTTCTTGCGTATCTTTTACAATATTATCCATTGCCAATAAATCATTTTTTAGTCTTTCAGATAATGTAGGAAAAGCTTTTTTCTCTCCAATTACAGAAACTCTACTATCCCTTAATTCTTGTGTTTCGTCGCCAATAGCTCCCAATACTAAATTAGATGTTTGTGCGCCTCTATAAGTTACTTCATCATCTAAATTCCAATGACCAAAGCTAATTTGATTTGCTTGATGTGCATTTTTTTGTGTTGTTTGGTGTTGTTTAAATTCATCTTGATGATGATTATAATATTTTTGTATTGCATAGAAATTACTGATTAATTGACCTCTAAGGTCTTGTCCAATTGCAATATTTAAATCTTTAATTAAATTAATGTTCATTTATTAACTCCCTTTCTCTATCCATGTGTATGAACCATATATATAATCAGTTTCTATCCAATCATTTTTATCTGAAGTATTTAAAACCACAGTTAGCTTTCCGTTGGGTCTTAAAGATATAATTGCAGGCAAACGGGTAGAAGGCGTTCTTATTGGCCATGATTGTGATTTTTTTGCGAAACCTTCAGGTAAATTGTGAATCGTCATACCGCTCGTAATATTAGATAAATTAATTTGTACCGTTTTAATCTTGATATCTAAAACTTCAATCACTCTATATGAACAATCAAAACCGTTTTCTCCCTCTGCTTTAAAGGCAGTGTTAGCAGTACCATTAATCGGTGCAAATTTTATCCATTCACCATAATTAATTAAACTCTTTAATAATTTTTCCGGATCAATTATAGCCTCCGGATGCGTAACAGCAATATATGGTTCACCATTTTCATCTAATGGGTATTTAATTTCTAACAAATTATCCATCTACTAACACGCTCCCTATTGAATCTGACGCTAATTTCGGCATAGTAAAAGACGACCCACTGAGTGAACCGCCTTTGACTAAATTATTCATTTTTTTAATGTTTCGGCTAATGCCTTGTTGTATTTTAATGATATCAGTCGCTGAATTACTAAAATCAACCTCTACTGGTTCGTTTACTAGTGGATGAGATTCTGAAATTTTAACTACTTTTAAATCTAAGTCATAACCTAATGGTTTATGAATAAAATGAATCATATTATTTTCTTTAATATCTCCATTATTTAAATAGTGTTTATCTTCTACGCTCCCTAAGTAATTTGTAGTTAATTCAACTGTAGGTTGGTCATTTAGCTCAGCTTTTAATTTAGCTTCAAGTTCATCTTTATCTAATATATTGTCATCAAAAATGGTAGGTGCTTCCGAAAAACCAAAACTACTTATATTCGGTGAAGTATATTCAGCACGAGTATGATATAAATCACTGCCTTTTAAAACTGCAGTTAAATTTAATGTGGTTGATTTCTCTGTACCCACATACATTACTGGCGCCGTTTTATATTCTTTTACATTTGGGTCTGGACCAATAAACACAGCTTTGAATGTGTGTTTTCCTTCACTTAAATTACGCGCAATAATGATTGATTCAGTACGTGCCGTATGACTGTAACAGCTATATCTATCAACCTTTTTACCATCAATATATACATCTAATAAACCGCCTCTAGAGAGTTTTTTGAGTGACCATGTTAAATATTCATTTCCATGTTTACATTCAAAAATTTTTGTATATGATGCACCCACAACTTGAGTACGCCAAGTTCCTTCTTTAAAAAATGTTCCTTCATAAGTTAAATCAGGAGGTTTAATGGGATTGTAATTCTTTGTCTCTGTTTTTGTTTTTTTCTTTCCATAAGCTTGGCCATAAGTTCGAATGTCAGTCGTAGTTGTAGTTGCTTGAACCTCACTAGAATTATATTTATAAATCAATGGCATATCTGACATTTCGTAAAAGGTTTTTTCGTCATAAATATATATCTTGCGATTATCTGCAAAGTAAATATAATTAAATAACTCCGCGCCCTCTATGAGGAACTCTATACCGTTTTTATTACCTAACTCATCAATAGCGACACGATTATTAAAATTACCTTTGATTTCATAAGTGAAGTCTAGTTTATTGTCTTTAAATCCAAATTCAAGATATTGTTCAAGTGTCATGGTAGGCTTGTTATCATCAGTCGTTTCTTCACTATTCAATTCTTCATCTTCTAAATCTTTTTGAATATAATGATTTTGAAACTCCATAAATATATGTTTAGCAATTATTTCATTTGTAACAACCACACCATCGTATTTAATCGACGTAGATTTAATAACATATTCTTGGTTCTTCCACACTAATATCATTTCGTTCAATATTGTATAGAATATATCAGCATTCAATGACGTTTTAAAAATTGTAAAACTAATAGATCGTTCGTTGTTCTTTTCATATTCATATTTAAATGAACCAAAATCAAAATCAGTTAGTATTTCTCCAAAAGTTCCATTTCTATTTTTTAGTATTAATGCATGCAATTTATTCACCTACCTATATATAAATGGGAAAACCCATTGTGTTGTAGGATTACCAATACCTTCACCTGTGATTTCAATATCATTGAATCCAGGCGCCAATGTAATCCATTGCCAGTTTGTATTAATACCTACACGTTTATTATCTATCGTAGGATGTACACCATTAATAATTAGTGTTTGTTTATTCGTAAGTGATTTTTTATATTCAAACACATTTCCTGTAGTGTGGTTTGTAATTTTAAAACCTTTAGGCGCATTGATATTAATTATTAATTTAAATTTATGTCTTATGTGAGGATCTATAGTGTCGGTAGAACCATTATAAATTTTGAAACTTGTGGTATCGTGATTATACTTAATTTTATCATCAGCTAATAAGCCACCTTCAAACTGCCATTCGCCACTTGATAAACTAAATTCATCTGTTTCTTTCAGTGATTCGGAATAACCTTTAATTACCGAAAATTTTATAGCGAAGGTTCCAAAAGTTGGTGTCTTATAATCAATTGAGTTTTCTGTACAATAAACAGCATATTTTTTTCCTGGCATATCAGAATGCCAAACATAAAAAATTTCTCTTTTGAACAGTATCTTTCTTAATTTTTGTAGCATCAAATTATAATCATTAATATCACGACCTAAAAATGAAAAATTCAAAACTAAATCAAAAGGACCGAAATTTATCGGTCCCATAATAACGCCATCTGTACCGTTAACCTCTTTTGTATTTGCCTTAACATCCACATCTTCTTCTAAAAAATCTAGAAATTTTAATTTAGGTATGTCTGTTAAGTTCACGTTGTAATCATCGTTAAATATCTTTACCTCTTTTTTCATTAATTCAAATTACCTCCCATGTTAAATGCCATCATTCTCGCACGCTCACCTTGTTTTTTACTATAATCTTCTTCAGTAGGCATAGGTTTGTTAGCAATAGTTTGATTACTAGTTACTAATTGTGCTAAGTAATTAATAGCTTGATTCATTTGATTAATTTGTTCATCTTGACGTTCCACAACTTTTCTTAACATCGAATCATCATTAGATGTACTCGGCGCTTTTATAGAGTTAGGTCGTTTGTTACCTGCCGTTGATTTTCCGCCTTGAATATCTTGTGCAGCTAAAGCTAGTAATTTCATAGCATCATTACGTCTACTAGGATCAGTAGGAATTACCCACTCTGGATGACCTTCTTCAGCAATGTTGTACAAACCAGAGTTTTTAATTAAACCACCTGTGGCAAAACCACGATTAGCGCCAGTTGGGCCCCAACCACTTCTACCATATGGTAAATCACGTCTCCAGTTACTGTTATTAAAGAATGCTAGTAATTGATGATAACCATTTTTGATGTTTTTACCACGTTTAGTAGCATAAGATTTGAATGTGCTAGGTACATATTGTAGTAATCCTTGTGCTGGTGTTCCACGAAGATTATTGATATCACCAATATTGCCTTGAGTTACACCAGCATTACCGTTTGATTCACGTTGAATCTGTGCAATAATACCTTTCAATTCTTTATTGGACAAATTAACATTTGTAGCTTTAGCAGCTTTTTTAATTTCGGGCGCCCATTTAGAAGCTGCCTTACTTTGACTTCCACCGCCATTGTTTTTCTTAAGCCAATCCATAGGGTCTTTAGCTTTACCATTCCATCTCATTTCATAGTGTAAATGAGGTCCTGTACTATCTCCGGTGCTGCCTGATTTACCTAAATAAGAACCTGGTTTAACTTTTTTCTTACCATTAAAACCAAGTTTTGATAAATGACCATAGATTACTTCTAACCCTTTACCTGCTTGTACCCACACACTATTACCAAAACCACCATTGTAACCGGAACGAGCTTCTGCAGTCCCTCCAGTAGTAGAACGCACTTTAGTTCCCATTGGATAGTCTATATCAATACCATGGTGAGCTCTTGGGAATGGATAACCGAGTTTAGCAGCTTCTGCAGCTGTTTGAGCAAATCCAAAATTGATACCTCTATCTAGTTCTAAGTATCCACTATCGCCGCCTTGGTCTTCCATCCATCCTTTAAATAAATCAATAGTAGCTTTTTTAAGTTTTCCGAACATGCCTGACATCATATCGAATGGTAAGCTAGCACCTTTAGGAATACCAAAAGAACCCATATTAACACCGAATCCTTCTAGAACTTTATCAAGTAGTTTACCTGGCTTTTCAATCCAATCCATGACATCACCGATTTTATCTCCAAGCCATTTTTTACCTTTAGATGCTGCTTCTAGTGATTTACTAACAACAGCTTTACCACCATCAATTAATTTAGCAGCACCAGCTTTCGTAGAATCCCACGCGTCTCCAAATACATTGTCTCCCTTTTTCTTTTTCTTAGCCTTTTTATTACCATTCCCTAGTGGATTAGATCCACTATGAAACTTCGGTAAAGTACCATTAGAAAATTCGGGTGAATTACTCAACATAGAATATGTTTGCGCACCATTATAAACAGTAGAACCTTGTGGTAGATACGCTGTTGTATCTCTGTTAGGTGTAATAGCTGTTTTACCATTAGGGTATCTAATAGCTTCGTGTCTGAAACCACCTGGGCCATTGCCTTTCCCTTTATCTCCTACAGTTGCAAGAGTATCTCTTGCTATCTTGCCATTCTTAACAACATTCTTTGTGGTATTAGTGTGTTCAGTACCTGTGTGTAACTTGATTTTAGGTAATTTGTCCATGCCAAGTTTTCCACCGACCCAGTTAACACCCTCAATTAGTTTGTTCAAACCTTTTTTAACTGCATTCACCATTCCAGTGATATGACCTTTAATTTTATCTATAATACCTTTAAGCCCGTCTTTCATTTTATTAAATGTTTTTCTCACGGAACTCCACAAACTAGAAGCAATACCAGTAACTTTACTTTTAATTGTATTCCAAGATTTAATAGAGTTATTTTTAACCCCATTGAAGATATTACTTACACCTTTTTTTAGAACATTAAATGTGGTCCTAACACCTGACCATAAAGATTTAGCATAACCAATCACTTTACTCTTAATCGTATTCCAAACTTTAATAGATATATTCTTGACGCTATTGAATATAGATGTAACGCCTTTTCTTAAAGCATTAAAAGTTTTTCTTACGCCTGACCACAACTCTTTTGCACGTGATACTACACCATTTTTTAAGTTAGACCATAATTTCAAGGCAAAATTCTTAATTGAATTAAATATTGAGTGTGTACTTTTACTTAAACTAGAGAACATTTTTCTTACACCAGACCATAATGCTTTAGCTCTAGAAACAACTCCATTTTTAATAGTGGTCCATACCTTCAAGGCAAAGTTTTTTACAGCATTGAATATTGTTGTATTTACTTTTTTCACTAATTTAAAGTAATTAGTAACACCTGTGTACAATAGTTTTGCTAAACGAATTACACCATTTTTTAATGTTGTCCATATTTTAACAACCGAAGCTTTCATCATTCGGAAGACACTTATAATTACTGCCTTCATAAGATAGAATCTAGCTATTAGAATTTTCTTCCAATTTTTCACTATGAACATTACGCCGTTTACAAGACCATTCCATATTGAAATAACAGCTTTTTTAATAGCTCCAAAAATTGCTACAGCGCCTTTTTTAATAGCGGTCCATGCACCTATTACATTCTTACGGAAGGTAGCGTTTGTTTTCCACAAGTGAACTATGGCAGCAACAAATAAACCGATGGCCGTTATAACGATGCCAACTGGTCCAATCATAAACCTTATAGCTAATCCTAATCCTCGTGTTGCAACTGCTGCTGCTTTTGTTACACCAGTCCATACAACCGTTGCTGCTGCAGCGATTTTTGACTTAACAGCTTGGGCAGTTTGTGAAGTAGTTACTGCAGCAATTGCATATCGGTAGCCATTTGCAATGCCTTTAGCAGTGGAAACTACACCATTCCAAATACCTTGCGCTACTGCGGCCGCTTTTGCTTTAACTGCTTGTCCCATTTGAGCAAGGGTCAAACCTTTCGTAACATACATATAAGCTAGGGCAGTTGTTTGAGCTGCGCTCATAACCCCACGATATACTGCTGTTGCTGCTCTTGCTACACCTGTGGCTATAGATACACCGCCCATTACAGTTCTATATACACCCCAAATAGGAATAATAGCTGCTAATGCACCACCTACAGCGGTTAAAATACCTGTCATCATACCCATTGTATTGTTAGCCGTTGCACCTTTTGCGATAAATCCAGTAATAGCTGTTGTAATACTAAGCATTACTGAGCCAACTGGAGCCATACCCTTAACTAAACCAACAATAATGTTGCCAATATTTTTCAGTAACTGCCACACTTTAGGACCATTTTCATTTAAATATGCTATAAAGTTTTTGAATCCCTCTGTAGAAGATAAGTTAGCTGCCCAATCTTTGAATGTCTTGGTTACACCTGCCATACCTTGCATTACTGTTTCTGAATGACCACTAAAAGCTTGAAAGAGACTGATTATACCACTAAATACGTTGCCAAATATTTGTCCTACAATTGGTAAATTCGTTTTCGTATATTGTATGAACTGTGCTATCCCCTTATTAGTACCAGCACTATTTGCCCATGCATTGAACTTATCGGCTAAACTTTCTATACCTTTGCCTGTCCATTCAAATAAAGGGCCAAATTGGGTGAATATATTTGTAAGTCCATCGCCTACACGCATTGCAGCATTTAATAAGTTTTGAAATATCGGCGGACCAATATTATTAATGAGTTTGAAGACATTTTGAGCATTCTCTGAAGATGTAACCCAATTACGCATTTCTTTAGATGCACTAGCTATCTTGTTAGTAGTTTGTGTAATAAATGGCGTTAATTTTGTTAATGCAATTCTAGCAATATTAATACCATTTGCCATTGTATTAAATATAGCTGCTTGATTGGCTTTAACTAAATTCTTCCATTGGTTTTGTAAACCACTTAACACGTTTTGATAGTTTCTAACTTCATTTGTAACGCGTATTTCACCATCTTCTAACATCTTCAATGCAGTTGTAGCTTGTCCGCTGAATGCCATAATACCACCCAAAGCAACACCGTATGCTCCACCTAAACCAATTGCACCACCAGCAGCTGCAGTTGCAGCACCACCGATACCAGCAATAGCACTTACTGCACTACCTGCAATTGGAATAATTGTAGAAATATTTGCGACTAAACCGCCCATGGTAATACCTTTAACAACATATCCAACATTTCTAAAACTATTACCAATTTTATTGATCTTGGCGTTAACTTCTTCCCAACGCTGACCCATTGCACTTGCTGCAACACCAATACCACCAATGATGGTTTGCTTTCGATGTAACTCTGACAATTCATCATTAGTTTCATTGATACGGTTCTGCAAAACGTTATAAGCTAAGGCATTTTCATAAACTTCTTTTTCTGCTTTGTCTAATTTAGCTGGTAACTGTCCTACTTCGCGGTTCAAAGAAGCGTAAGATTTTTCAGCATTATTTGCTTCTTTCTTAGCTTCAGTCATTGCAGTTTTAGCACTAACCATAGCATCATTGTTTGCATCACTGAATTTTTGTAATTCATTTTTTGCATTAGCTGTAGCTATTTTCGATTCATTTAAATCCGTTTTTGCACTATCTACTGCTTTTGATAGATTATTGTAATTAACTTTTGCCTTAGTCAATTGATTACTTAAAGAAGTCAGTTCTGTTTTTGATGCTTTGCCCGAATTGCTTAATTCTTTGAATTCTTTCTCTAATTCATTAACAGAACTTTTAGCATTTTTCATTTTAGCGCCTAATGCTGTAACAGTGTTTTGCATTTGTTTTTGCGCATTTTGTGCAGATTTTACACTAGCTTGATGTTCTTTTAATTCGCTATTCATATTGTCATATGAATTACTTAAGGCATCATATCGTTTCTTTGCATTCTGAGCATTCACAGCTGATTCTTTAAGTTTGTCAGCCATGTTTTCCTGTGCATTTCTTAATTTATCTAACTTCTTCTGCGATTGTTCACTTGCTCTACCTTGTTGAGTTAGCTTTTTATTTAAACCTTCGAGCTCTGTTCCATATTTATCTATCGATTTTTCAGCTTTATCAAAAGTTGAGAGGTTCGCTTTCATTTGAGCATCTGCTGTTTTTAGTTTACGTTGTAAGTTAGCCATTCCACGATCTATATCGCTCGTATCAATACCTAAATCAATCGTAAAACCTTGTATATCTCCTGCCATGTCTTCACTCTCCTTTCATTTTTGATATAAAAAAAAGAGCCGTTAACTGGAAGCTCTAGGGTCTTTCCCAGTTATTGCTCCTATTAACGACTCGCTTGCACTAACTTTTTTGACTTTACTTTCTTTCTTGTTTTTAGCATTTAAAATGCGAAGCATCTCAAATATTTCGGCATTATCTATTTCTGACATTTTCCAACCAGCTTCGAATAAATCTTGGTAAATAACATCAATATTTTCAGCCATCTTTTCGAAAGTTAAATCTTCTTTAGTTAATGAATCATCATTTATTTTTTCTTTCCCGTGTCTTCATTAGCGCCGCTTACTTCAGTGATAATTGTTTCAAAGTATTTTTCGCCGTCAACACCGTCCTGTAGTTCATCCACAGTGAATTGATTATTGTATAAGTCTTCTACAATCATTTTTTCAATTTGATCTAAAGTTTCTTCAAATTTGTCTGCTTGTTCGATACTTAATCCTTCAGGATTTGTACTTAAAGCACTCATTCTCATAGATAAACGCGTACCTTTACGTGCTTGTTTTCCAGTAAATCCACCTTTTTTATAAAACTTTTTCTCTTCACCGTTGATATTTAATACTAATGCGTTTGCCATAATTTTATTTCTCCTTTTTCATCGGGTTTTCTATTCAACCGATTATTTTTTATTATTTTTGTATACAAAAATAGGCGACCGAAGTCGCCTTAAGTCATTTATGCAATTGGTTCATCTGCTGGTTGTTCGGCTGGTTGTTCGGCTGGTTGTTCCCCTGAAGGTTCTTCAGTTCCTCCGTTATTTCCAGTCTTACCAAAGATAGATTGGAAAACAGCGTCTTTGCCTTCAGTTGAACCTTTAGGTTCGTATGCCATCATTACTGCTAATGGTTCGTTGAATCCGCCAACAGTACGCTCCATGAACTGACCTTCAATTTCATCTGAACCGAATTCTACGCCATCTTCTTTTGTTTGGCCCTCTTTATTTGGTCTTGTGAATACACCTTTCGATAAGCCAAACCATTCCATTGAACCATCTTCCATCGTACGAGGAATAGCAACAGCTGTATAAGTAATACCGCTAGAGTTGCTAAAACCATACACGTTTGCATTAGATTCATGCTCAATTAAACCTAATAAATCTTTTTGAACATCAATTGGTAATTTGTGGAAAGTAAGAGATAACGTTGTTTCTCCAGCTGATTTAGCAATCTCTGCCACTTTATTTGAACCATACGCTCTTTCTAATTCTTCACCGAATTCTAACGACATTTCTTGAACGTAATCTACATCTTTTATGTCCCCAATTTGTACTGAACCGTCCGGTTGTTCAGTGAGAACTGCGTAATACGCTTTTCCTAAACCTGTTGAAGCATTATATCTACCCATTTATATTTCCTCCTTAAAATTAGGCATAAAAAATAGCCCTCCGTGTCTACGAAAGGCTTGCCTATTCAGTTAAATCTTTATCTATATGTCTTAATTGCTCAATTGTATATGGATTACCTCTATACCTTCGGGCATCCATATAAATTTTTATATCATCATCGTATTGATCTATACCGTCCTGCTGACGATAACCAATATCCCATAATGTTTTACGTATTTCTTCTTGTATTAATTTAACTTGGTCATAATTAGAACCACGCACATCAATTTGATATAGGTACTCAGTTGATAAATTAGTATCACTTGCATACGTAGATGGTTGTGGCGCAATTAAAGGACTAATTAAGATATAGGTGCCCGATGTATCTGCTGTTTCATCATAATGATACGCTCGAATACGACCTGTACAATGCTGAGCAATTGTTGCGTTTTTTAATAAATATTTTTGTAAGGTTTTCAACATATCAAACATTTACAGTTCACCCTCTAACGTTTCTTTAATAATTTGTTGATATGGTTTTTCCGTCATAAACATAGTTCGGGCAATTGCGCCTTTACCTCTTGGATTAGGATGTTTAACAGAACCATATTCATTAAGATGAATGATAGTGTAACGATTCATTGAGCCTTCCCAATGTATTTTAACCATACGAATTTTACCGTGAATATAGTAAGGGTCAGTAACATTTATTTCACTGATACTTGCACCAGTATCTTTAAAGATTTGAAAATTATCTTTCATAACTCCTACAAAATATTTAGAACCTAGCTTTAACGCTTTATCTTGCGCTTTTAACATTTGCGCCTCTCCATATTGTTCTTTTATCTTTTGTAGTAAATTATGCGTTCCCTTTATCTCTACACTCATGATGTAATATTCTCTCCGATAATTTTTATATTCGCATGAAATTCAGTATCATCATCAACTTGAATGATGTTAAATTTCTTCCCTTTATATCTTGGTAATTCAATTTCAAAATACATATCATCTGTAATTTCATATTCCATTGCATACCATGTAACCATCGTTATTGTTGCTTTATTATCTGTCATGTCCAAATCTTTTTGAGAAGGAGGATAAACATTTGCAAAACATTGGTAATAAACTTCGTCCACGCTTTCACCTGGGAAAAAATCATCACTAGGTTTTGCTATATAAAAAATAACCGGTGTGCGCATTTCGCCACCAGTTACCAATTGTCTACGTGATTGCGCTATCTTCAGGCACCTCCATATTCATAATTTGAAATTGGACAATACTAGATAAAAAATTATCATGAAATTCTTCTAATTTATCATTTAATACATATCTTGTACGCTCATATACTAATTCACGACCAAGTGAGTATTCATCTATAGCGAAATCGCCACATTTAGCTTTTATATCACTAAAAGAAAATTCTAAATCAGTTTTTATTCTATCGTTTTCCATATTATAAAATATGCGATTACGCTTTTTAAATTCTTCTACATGAGTGTCAGTAATCAATTACATCACTTCTTTTCTTGAATGCGTTCTAAAAAAGGACCATCAAAACCTTTTTCATTTAAAGTTTTTTCAACTTCATCTGAACGTTTAACAGTCATTTCTACTTCTTCGTCCTTTTTCAATTTCTTACCAATTTGTGTATCTTGATAAGGTTTCACTACTTTGAATTTAGCCATTATATATACCCCCTTTCTTACGCTTCAGGTGTTGGCGTTTCTGTTCCACCATTTACTGGTGCTCCATGTGATGAGAAATCTACATCATATACAAACGATGTTTTATTGTCATCTGGTTCAGCATATAAGAATTGCTTAGCCGTATATAAGTCCATATCTTCTAAAGCAAGTGTTTGGTCAAATTCACGTACAATAACTTCACTACCTGCATAGAAATGATAACGTGATTTATCATATGCAATTGCTGTACCTTGAGGTACAAATTCACTTTGTTCAAATGTTACATTAAATGGAATAGGACTAACAAAAGCACCATTATGAACTTGCATGAAAGCAACACCAGTATAAATGTAATCCACTGGATTTAACGCAATGACAACATTATTTAACACATTTGCACCTTTTGTTCTCTTAACGTTGCCATCTTTATCGTAATATTCTTTGATTGATAAATTACTAATGATATTTCCAATTTCTTTAATAGCAATTTCAGGCGTTTCCAATGTTAATTTACCAGCACTTGTCTTAGCTGCAACTGCACCATTTGTACGGTTAATTTCATTTAATAATCCTACCGGTTGGTCTTTAGCTTTTCCTTCACCTTGTACTGCAGTTTTTTCAATTGCTACTGCAAAAGCTTCTTTAATTTGTGCACGTACAAAACGATCTACCCATTGGACACCGGCATCTTTTAAATCTTTAGGTACTACTACGAAAGCAGTCGCTTTGCCTAGAGAAATATCTTGTTCATAGAATGAAGCCTCTAATTGACCACGGATTTCTCCAAAGATTTTACCCCAAACAACTTGTCCTTCAGTTACTGAACGAATGACACGTGTTTTTAAACCCGTACGCTCAATATTAATATGTTTCAATAATGGGTGGTCAGTTTCAATATCTTCGAAAATACGATCTACAACTGTCTCAGGTAATAGCTCTCCATCTTTCCAGTTTGTATCAGTATTAACATGGTCTTCGGTTACTAATGCGTTATAGAATTTCTTTTCTTCGTTCGTTAAACGATTCACATTACGTGAATTCAATACCGCATTGTCTCCTGTTTCATTTTTAATATCTTTTCGAATTGTATTAGCCAATTCCTCACTATATGCGTTCATATACTCGGTATATTTTGCTTTAACTTCCTCATCTGTTGCTTGTGGATTCATATTTGAAAACTCTTGTAAAAGTTTTTGAGAATTTTCGAATCCTGGTTTGTTTTCTAAATCAATTGCCATAATTATTGGCCTCCTTTTTATTTTGTATTCATATTGAATAATCGTGCAAAACTATTTTGAGGTGATTCTGGTTGTTTAGGTTCTTTAGGCCCTTCGTTATCTACGCCTTCATTACCTTTTTTTACTTCTTCTAAAATTTCTTCCAGTTTCTCCATAACATCTTCCACAGTTACTTCTTTAGTTTGTTTTTCTGGTTCCTGTGGTTCTCCAGGTCCTTCATTTTTGTAACGTCTTGTCATTTGATTGTCACCTCCTAATAAAACTGATGTAGCTGCCGCTGCAACTCTTGTGTTTTTAGTAATATTATCTATAAGGCCAATACTTTCTGCTTCTTTAGCTGTAAACCATGTTTCTTCATCCATATATTGTCGAAGAAGCGCATGATCTATATCTGGGTTCTTATCAACATAACTATTAAATACAACTGAATTAATTCTTTCTAATGAATCAGCTTGTTTTTTAAAGGTGTTCGAATCTCCAGTAACATTTGTCCATGCATTGTGAATCATGAGCACAGCATTGTTAGGCATGTTTATGGTGTCCCCAGCCATCGCAATTACTGAAGCAATACTTGCTGCTAAACCGTCCACATTCACAGTAATATGTGCATTGTGACGTCTCAGCATGTTGTAAATGGCTACACCACTAAACACATCGCCGCCATTTGAATTTATATTCACAATAATTTCTTCTGCATCGTTCATTTCTTTCAACTGGTCTTTGATTGTTTGTGGACTAACTGTCATACCTTCAACAGTTACATTGTCGATAAAACCATAGATATCAATTTCGTTATTGCTCATCTATATCACCTCCTTCATTATCTGTAGATTCTTCATCCACGGTTTGATAGTTTTTAGTGATTATAAATTTCTGCATTTCTTCACTTCCTATAGGTTCATAACCTGTAAGTTCACGAATTTCATCCCTATTAAAAGAACCACTAGCAATGAGTTTGTCGACTGCTTCACTCACTTCTAATGGTCCTTTTTGATCTATTGAAATTGCTTTGATTCGTTTACCTTCTTTGTAGCCACGTTCACTAAATAACTTTGCATTTAGTTCATCTGTTATTTTCTCGATAATTGGTTTAATACAAAACTTCATATAGTTGTTTGTCATAGCTTCTATATCTGCAGTTTCCCCGTTAATTAACCCAACAGGTATGCCTAGATTTCGTGCAACGTAACTCAGTAATTGATTAGGCACCTTAGCCAAATCATCTATTTGTGATGAAGCTTTAGCACTATTACTGGATGTATGTTCTTCATATTCATAACCTTTTTGAATAGGTACAATAGCAATATCATTCGTAGCATATGCTTCATAGGCTTTATCTATAAACTCCTGCATAGCATTCTTTGTTTTATCGTTCAAAGAATAGTTAGCATCTGTACTAAGTGTTGCTCGTATTTGATTATTCATTAAATTAGACTTAATTAATCTACCAAAAATGTCACCATAATCATTAAACAACCCATATAACATCTCAGTTATTGATTCATTATTGTATTCAAGATAAATCACTTCACTCATTTTAAAGTTACGCTCAAATTCGTATTCTCCTACAATGACATGTTCAAATATGTCATCATATAAGGCGAATTCTTCTCTATGAAAATCATCAGCTCTAATTAAGTCTTTTGTATCTGTGACTACAATTAACACTTCATTATCATAAATCAATTTACGTATAACTTTTTGCCAAAAAGTAGCAGCACTTTCATCGGTGTTTGGACGAACGTTTAATTTATAATACGTTGTTGAATTTGAATCTTTCTTATCATTTTCAATCATCTCAAACTTCGTTTGACTAATCGTTCTAGCAATGTGGTTAATACACGTATCTAAAGCCCAACGTTTTATATAAGCTTTATGCGATGTCTCTCTCAACAATTCAAAGTCATAACTAAACTCAATTGCTTCATTACGTCCCATTATTCTATCGAATATACTCAATTTATCACCTCCTAAAAGCTAATATCTGCCATGATAAATGGTTGATCATACTCTAATATTTCATCTGCACGATACAATGCATGTAGCATGGCATGAAATCCATCTGTTTTACGTCTAATTTCATCTTTTTTAATATATTTTTTACTACCATCAGGTTGCATTTTTACAGCTACGTTGTTTGTGAACCACCTCATTAAAGGGTTATCTCCAAAAATAATTTGTTTTTTAGCGAACATCGTATCTATTCGTGGTGCAAGTAGACCATGTATAGATGTTGGGTTCTTAATTACCTCTAATGGAATACCAGCTTCTTCAAATGGCCTACGCACAATGTCTGTTCTGAAGTTATCTGATATGACTTTAGTTAAGTTGTACTTTTGTTGTTGCTGTATAAACCAATTAACAATATAAGAAATATCGATAACATCATCATCTACTATAGTAAGTAGACCATCATCAGCCCATTTCTCTATAGGTGGTTCAAGATGTGTAGTTTCTAAAAATTCACGTCGTATAAACGAATGAGTTTTCCAATAATATGTGTCGTTATCTCTGAATAATAATCCTACACTCGCAAAATCTCGTACTAAAGCGTAATCAAGACCGCCAATACAAGCTTTGTTATCCAATTCCCGCATTATTTTATTGGTTGCAAGTATTTCGTCCCAAGGTGCAACTACTTTTTCTTCATCCACTTCAGGTAAATTCATTCGTTTAGTCATAAATTCAGGTTTATTAGAACGATTAATGTGCAAAACATTGTATTCTTCTTTAATTTTGCGCTTTAGATTTCTTGCATATCCCGTTAAAGGAGGATGTAACATCGGATTAGATTTTTCCCACATTGATTCATCGTCAACTTCTTTAGGGTCATCTAATTTACAGTAAAAAGGAAATATACGGTCATCAGTATTTGTACCTTTCAATACTTCTAACACTCTATCTTTCATACTATCCATAAAACCTTCACGAACATAACCATCAGTAGAAATATAAAACGTTCTATCATGTGGCACTTTACCAAGACCACCACGTTTTACGTTCACCATATCTGCTGTTTCATACACGGCAATCTCATCAAAAATAACACATCCTTCACGTCCGCCATCTTTGGTTTTCGTATTAGATGTGTTGTATTTGATAATTGAACCTGTAGCTCGATTTTTAATCTCTGTTTTACTAACTTCATATGGTGCTTTAGGTCTTTCACCTGTTTTGTTTCGTTTGTGCTCTAATAAACAATCATATATCTCATTGAATGATGTTTTTGCTTGGTCTTCACTATTCGCAACAATTGAAATATCATATTTCTTAATGCCATGGATTGGAGTAGTCATAAAATCACTAATTGCACTGATAAATCCATTCTTACCAGCACCACGTCCCATGAATAATGCGAATTCAGTAAAATAAGGTGTTTCAAGTTCATCATCCATTAAGAATATAAAAGCTATTACAAATTTTTGATAAAGTTGAACCGGAAAATACCATTTGTTAATAAACTTGATACAATTTTCTATAGTATCTTCATCAAAATGAATATGATCTTTAACTAAGACTATTTCTTCCAAATACTTTATTAAATCAATACGTTCTTGATTGAGAATTATCTTTCCATCTCTCCATAATTGGATATATTCATCAACGTACTTGTTTCTAATCATACATAATCATCAACGGGCTCATCCGTTTCCTCAATCTTATGTTCTTTAGGTAACAAATCAGAAAGTTGTTTAATTACCCTTTGGTAAGATTGATCACGCGTATTGTATAACCTAGCAATAGGTCTTTCACGTTCATATGGAGGAGCTTTATCTGACTGCTGGAATAAATCATATTCGCCATTTTCCTGTATGTCTTCCCACATATAGTTAAGCATCACGCGTAACCTTGCAGCTTGCACAATTAAACCAGTGGCCACTTTTAACTTTTCGCTCGGTAAGTCTTTATATATTTCAAGAAGCCTTTTCTCTTCTTTTTTCACCAGTTTCTCACGTTCACGTCTTTGGTCCTCTGTAAACTCCACTTTATCACCTCTTTCTGCGTATAGGGGTGGGGGTACGGGTTATATATGTAGTTTTTTGAAAAATCTACAGAGTCGAGCCCACTCGCCGTTCTCCCAATCGGGAAATAATTAGGAAATGTTTTTACCCGGGGGCTTAATATTTACCACTGTTCATCTTCCCATTTATTTTCTTTTGGCTTAAATTGATTGCCTCCGTATTGGAATCGTGTATGCCTTTTGTTATGACATGCTTTACATAATGTTCTTAAATTATCTGATTCAAGTTTCAGATCTGGTCTATCTTGCAATTCTTCTATATGGTCTACTTCTAAACCTTCAGTAGTTACTTTGCCTTCTTCTTTACACCAACAACATTCATAGTTATCACGTTTCAATACATACGTACGAACATCTTCCCATGCTTTGCTATTGTAGAACCGTTTACGTTCTTTATATTCATTGTAATTAATCATAAGAGTTAAGCTCCTTAGTCTAGATACATATGGATCACCTATGTTTATGACATAATAAAAGACACACCACTAAGTGATGTGCCTCGATATAATATAGTATTTGTTTAAACGATATAGCTTATATCCTATAATGATATTATATACCGTACCCAAGTACAGTACACAATAGTGTGTCATGTGTGGCATATGTGACATTTGTCCCATTAAGTTTGTGCATTCATATAAACGCTAATAATCATATCTAACTTACGATATACTTCTTTACGGTCTACCTTCATTAACATAGCAATAGTATTTATCTTCTCACCCTGCTTAAGTAGTTGTAGTATGTGGTAGTTCTTATCATTAGTTATAAGGTGCTCATAGTCATCAATGAAGGCTACCTTCTCTATAAGCTCTTGTGTCTTACGTCTATCTTTATCATTCTTTATTACCCTTACTAATACCTTATCTCCTGTACCACCTTGTCCTTTAGGCATAGCTGCTTCTATACCATACTGTGCAGTAGAGGCACTATCATATTCATATACTTGATGGTCAATAAGTCTACGCATCCAATGGTAATCTGTTATTAATTGTTTAACTTCGCTCGGTGTGTACATGTGTTACCTCCAGTTATTTAATACGTTTATTCCATGCATCTTTAATTTGTCTTATTTCTTCATCTGTTAATTCTCTATGTGGTATTTGCTTCTCAAATAACATATGTGTTAAATAAGCTACTTCATATTCAAGTGCATCTATCTTAGTATCTTTAATAGAATTGTATATAAGTGATAACACTGCAATTGCTCCAAGTAATATCGCTGCTATGATCCAGAACATTATTTACTCACCTCGTAATCCGTTGGTGCTTTATCTATATCATCAATTGATAATTTGCTAATTAGTATTTGTTCGGTAACGTACTTTGTTAATTCATACACAGTTAGTATAAGTAATGTTTTAAGTATTGGTTTCATTTATTCACTGTCCTTTCTTAACATGATCCACATACTTAGAATTGCAGTCGTTACACATAAAATAAAGATATACGGGCGTATTTTCTGCGTACATATATTCATGCTCTGTATTCCAACTTTCACACTTAGGGCATTGGATTAAATCTTTTGACTTACGTTCAGCCTCTTCCTTACTCTCTGCATCAACTACAGTAACTGTTTCATTCTCACGTGCTTGTGTAATATGAGTGAAAGGGTGACCAGTTGAATCTGTTAATGTTCTAATTAAATACTGCATTCAATCACTATCCTTCTAACAATTTTGTTATGTTATTTAAATTATATTTACTTAGTTATATTTGTTTGATAATGTTCTTATTAATAAACAACAAGGAGACGTTTAATATGACTAATCAACCAACTCAATCAGAAAAGTTATTAGCCGCATTATCATATTTCAGTGTATTTTTTGCGCCAATTTTATTCCCTATTATCGTGTGGATATTAGCAGACAAACCTGTTTCTACTCACGCTAAAAAGTCTTTAGCTTATCACATTTTGCCATACATCCTAATGCTTGTAGGTGCAGTTTTAATTGGCTTAAGTGAATCTAATTCTAACAATGCGCTAGGCATAACTTTAATTGTTATAGCCGTTATTGCTTTTATCGGTGCAGTTTATTACGTTATATATAATTTATACTGTGGTATCAAAGTACTTTTAAAAGATAATTTGTAATACCTAGCCCCTGATTAGGGGCTTTTTTCATTTCCTCAATACTTCCTTAACTTTTTGTAGTATGTCTTTATCCTTACAAGTCTGATTCTTTGATAAACGTTCCATTGATTGTCTTTCCTTTTCTTCCTTTGATTTCGTCATACGCGTACTGTAAACACTCCTCTAATGTCATTCCATGTTGTTGTGCCAATATGATTAACGTAACGACTGTATCGCCTATACCATCTTTTAAATCATCTAATTTGTTACGTGATAATGCTGCACCAACTTCGCCAGCTTCTTCATAGAATTTCAATGCTTGTCTATCTGGATTACCTTTGTGTAAATTTTTATCTATACTCCATTGTTCTACTTGTTTAACTAATTCGTTCATATTAATTAGCTCCTATTCTGGTATAATTTATTTATCTATGTGTAAAGGGGTGAAAATATGCTTACTAATGAAGCAGAATTTGTTTTACTTCAACTCTATCGTTATTATCAAGATAGAATAGAAGATGGTATGAATAAACGTGAAGCTAGGTATTTCGAAGATGAACATAGTGTTCATTACAACTATTTTATTGGTTTAGATCCTGAAGATTTTCATTTAGCTTTAGTTGAGTTATCAAAAAATGGTTATTTGAATACTCCTAAATTAACATTTGATGGTTACCCAGAGTTTTTACTAGAACCCATAGCTATTGCAGAAATGGAAAATCGTTACAACAAAAATTTCAAACAAATTGTTTCACGTATTAATACACTAAGAAAATTAGTGACTGGGTAAACCAATTACTTCCCAATCATCAGCTAACAAGTCTTCTGCCATTGGTTGCCACAATGGATAGAAGGCTTTTTTTCTTGGAATAATTACTAAATATCCATAAGTGTTAGTTGGTAGTATTTCTAAATTCTCACCAGATTTTCTATTTTTATCAAATTCACTTTTACGGTGAATAGCCCTTCCGTTTAGCATTGCCAATTTAGTCGCATCTTGTATATTCATCCTACTCATCCTCCAAATAGTTCTTTACTAATTTATCAATATATTGCTCATAGTCACCTATAGTGTCTTCATATTCTTCATCCATATTGTGTATAGCTAACACCTCATCAAACGCCTCTGCCTTCTTGTACAACTCACCCATTTCACCGGTCATCATCTTATCGTATGCTTGGGCTTTACGTTTGAGTTGTTCGTTTTCTTCTTTAAGTTGGTCGTGCTGTAGTTTCATTTCAGTTAGTTTATAAATACATCCTCCAAATTCAGTTAATCCACTCACTCGCCATCACTCCTTTTAGTTGATTTAAAACTTTCCTGTTATGTGCTTTATCCTCTGGTAACACTGCTACGATAAAGCTATTTTTATTTACAGATTTCAAATATCCCTTAAATCCGTAATATTTTAATAACTGTGCCATTTCCACTGTGTTCATCCCACAAGTGTTATATTTGTACCTAATATTTATCGTGTTGGATAGGATCATTACTTATCCCAACTTTTAAACGCTTGCTCTATCATATCCCTAGCTTTGCCGATATCTTCTTTACCATTCTTCCTTGGCGCTCTACCAATATATTGAATAGCTTGTCCTATCCACGCAGCAACGATTGGATTATAATGTTTGCAAATGGCTTCTACTATTTCATACATTTCAAAATCATCAAATTGATAATAATCTGGTTTTACATTTTGTTCGTTACGCTTACGTTGTTGTAAGTCATTGGATTTGCGTAAATGTGCAAACTCTGAATTACTCAAATCAATAGTTGCTTTTACTTCGCCACTTGATACTATTTCTCCAGTTTCTTTGTTCTGTATACTCACACTCTCCGTCTTATCCTCAATGCTCTTAGTCCATAACTCGAACTCATTATCATCTGTAATTTCATATTCATTCTGCATTGATTCAATCACAGCTTTATTTTTATCATAGTCATCAAACTCTAATTCAATTACTTTTCCTACTATTGTCATGCCGTCACTACACTCACTTTCGCCGATGTCATACACAATTACATATCTCTCCAAGTCTAGGTCTTTAATTTTCATTTACTTAACCACCTTTGGAAAAATATTATTCTCTGATAAGTGTTCGAACCACTTACCTCTACACTTAGCTTTTTCAATCATTACTAATCTCTCATGCTCTTTACGCTGCTTTTCTTCCTCGCGCATTGCTTTACGTTCAGAACGCTCTCTATCCTCACGTTTTATTCTTGCTAAACCTTCCTCATATTCAACTTTATTTATATGATTTTTGAGTGTAGATACTCCACTTTTTAATTTTTTTCTTATCATATCGTAAGAAATCCCTAAATTTAATGCTTCCTTATAATCATCAACTGGTACTAAATACTCTACATTTTCGATTATCAGTGTATAGCATAGTTCTCCATCTTTCATTTTCTTAGTCTTTATTCTTTTAGCCATATTATCTTTCCTCCACATTATCAATATCTATTACTGTTCCATCTGTATAATCGTTCGGATGTTTAAATAAATCGTCTGCTATACGATCTATGAAATCTTGTCTCGTTTCATTATTCTTCTGTCTCTCAGTTACGCGTTTCTCGAATTTAACTGTGTATCTTATTGTTACTGTTTCTTCACTGATAAGAATCACCTTCTAGCTTTCTTGCGTTCTCGTCTTGCTTTTTGCAATGCTTCATAAGTAATCCATTCTTCACCTGTGTACTTAGGTGCTTTACATATCCAAGTAAGTTCAACAGTTGGATATAAATATCTAAATAACTTAGCTTTTAATTTTGCTGTTTCAGTTGCCATGCCCTTAACATCTATTACTTTGATAAGTTTAGTTTCATTCCACAACGCAAAGTCTGCTATATATTCTGTCTTTCGTTGTTTTCCAAATTTGGGAATCAACTCATAACTTGGTTGTATTTCGATATAATCAAAATCATCTATATATATTCGAGTCTCTAAATATTTGTAATACTCACGCTCAACCGTGCTATCAAATGTTATTCCTTTGTATTCAACTTTCTTAGCGTTGTATTTGCTCAAGTTATTTATCACCTCTACAAGTAATCAAATATGTTCGTTTGATCTGCTCTAATTAATTTAAATTCTCTCTTTATTTCTTCTAATCTTTGGTTAGTAATAATGTATTCATCTAAGCCAAAATGTTTATATAATCCAAAAACTCTATTGTTATTTCCACTCAATGGGATAACCTCTATAGTTTTGTTACTATTACTTTGTTTTAATTGGTATTCAGTGCTTAATCCCACTTACTTCACCTCGCTTATATCCGGTCGTGTATGGCGTTCTGCTTTCTTTAAGTACAAAATATCGTTTAGCTTTTCAACGTCTCCGTTTGCATACTCTATAAACTTCTTAGCGTATGAATCACTTATATTTGGAGTGCCTAACATATCTTTTACATATTCAATAGTTATCAAAAGTTTATACCTCTCATTCGGAAGTCATCACCGTTCATTTTTAGTAGAGTAGTATTGGACATCATACGGCTAAATATTCTTTGCGCATCTTTGTTTTTACTTAACTCTTGTGCATTCAAATTAGTAGTATATATATTGTGTTTTCCAACTCTTGATTCAATCAGTTCAAACATTTTACCTGTAGCAAATTCGTTCATGTTTATTCCAAAATCATCGAATACCATTAGATCAACTTCACTTATTATTCTGTTCAACTCTTGTTCAGTAAGATTTGTATCTTTGTTGTAAGTACCTTTAATAGTTGATATCAATTGGGGTACGTTCATATATAATGCTGAATGCCCTTGCTCTCTTATTTTTTTTACAATAGACATTGATAAGTGTGATTTACCTGTACCAAATGAACCTTGTAACAATAGTGACTGCTTATTATCTAAGTTAAAATTGTTAGCGTATCTTTCGCATAACGCTTTAGCCTTAGATAATTCATCATTAGTAGCGTTGTAATTCTCAAATGTGCAATTTGCTAGATCATCATTAATGATTGATTTCTTGAATATGCTATTAGCTTTGCTAGACTTGATACGTTTTTCATTTGCTTCTTTCTTCTGCTTAGCTAGTTCTATCATTTCGCAATCACAACCATCTTTAACTACGTAACCTGTATCGAATTCAAAGTAATCATAGGTACGCCCACACTTTTCACATTTCAATCCAAACTCTTGTTTAACTAGTTCATTTTTAAACCCTGCTTTTTTAGCTATATTCTCAAAGGGATTCATGTATTCACTCCCTAAAATAGATTTGCATAAGGATTATCTGTATTTTCCTTATTGCTTACTTGTTGATTTAAATAACCCTCAAACTTATTACCAAATAGTGTTTCTGGTCTTAGGAACTTCTCCATATCTGTTCCTTTCCATTCAGCTACTTTATTATCTATAACAGTTAAGAATGCCTGTTCGTTAAAACCTTCTTTAAATCTAGTTTTAATTAAGTCTTTTGTTTTCCTAGTTGTAGCTTTATAATGCTTATCTGTTTTTTGATTAAGATAATTTATAATTGATTCGTAAGGATACACAGTCGGGTTGCCCGACATAGTATTACTCTTTTCTAATTCTAATTCTTTATCTAGTTCTAATTCTTCTTCTGTTGCGTGACTGTCACGTGACTTCACGTGACTTTCTTTACTTTGTAGTAATAATTCACTCTCACGTTCTCTTTGCTTTTGTTTTCTCAATCTATTTTGCTCACGTATCTTTTCTAATCCTTCTATATTTTGATGCTTGTCCCAATTAGAAATTTTGATTACTCCATGAACATTTTCAATCATTCCTAATTTCTCAAAAGTTTGGATAGCTAATCGTACTGAATTTAAGGGTCTGTTAAACTCATTAGCTAACATTTCTTCGTTATAAGGTAAGTTCTCTGATAACATAATGTAACCTTGTTCGTTATACTTACCAGCAAGCGTTAATAACTTGACCCAAACTGTGATAATAGTATCTCTTTCGGGTAATGCTTCAATGTACTTAATTTTGCTATCATCGAACATTCCTACTTTGAGTTTGATCCATTGGACTTCACCCATGTTACTCACCTTCTCTATATAACAACCAATCAACAGTTGTATTAAAATCTTTAGCCATTAATTTCAAACGTTCCATGCCAGGTATGTTTTCACCATTTTCCCATTTGCTAACAACACTTTTTCCAGCCGAATATGATAATCCGAATTGATCTTGTGTTTTATCTGATTGCGCTCTTAGTGATGCAATTCTGTATCCTATAAATTTTCTATCTATAGGCTTTATTGGTTTAGCTAACATCATACTTTTTCACCTCGTAACATCTTGTTTAATTTTTCATCTACATCTACCCAACTATCTTTCAAGTGGTATTTATTATTAAAAGTGTCCATGCCTATTTGATGTTGTTCTGTATGGTGCTTTCTACATAGTGCTAACACTTGATTATCGGTGTGATTTATCTTGTTTCTATTACGTCCTTTACCTACTGCGTATCTATGTGCTAAATCGCTATTTGGAGCGCCACAGATAACACATAAACGGCTAACTGTAGATTTATATATAAAATACTTATCGGTGCTTAAAAGGTCGCTAGTAGCCTTATTCATAGGCACATTATGAGTAAATATAAAATCTAATATCAGTCCGATTAATTCACTAGCTTGTCGCCTTCCACAGTCGCTTAACGATATCTGTTCGTAACTGTTCAAGAACTCTAACTGCTTTTGAAACATATAACGTAAGTAGTCCATTGGTTGTCCATAGTGATTGTATATATCACGTATCATTGCGAATATTTTTCGTCGCTGCTTTCCAGTTATTTTGTATGGATCAGCAATGACAACATCGCACTCAACTTCTAAACCGTTATCGAGTAGTAAGAAATCTTTATTGTCTAATTGAACATCCTCAATGACGGCAGTTATTTTACCGTCATCTTGTTGGATGTAAGACTTAATTAAAGCCATTTAAATCAGCTCCTAGAAAGGTAAATCATCATCTTGAATATCTATTGGTCCATTAGCGTTATTAAATGGATTAGAACTTTGTTGTGGCTTAGACTGTCCATTTCGCTGTTGGGATTGCCCGTTAGTTTGCGATTTAGGTTCTAAAAATTGAACGCTATCCGCGACTACTTCTGTAACGAATACACGTTGACCCTCTTTATTTTCATAACTTCTGGATTGCATGCGGCCGTCAACGCCAGCCAGACTACCTTTTGATAAGTAGTTATTTACATTTTCTGCTTGTTTTCTAAATACAATTACATTTATAAAATCTGCTTCACGTTCACCTTGAGCGTTTGTAAATGTTCTATTAACAGCTAAAGTAAAATTCGTAACATTTACCCCAGATGGTGTTGTTCTAAATTCTGGGTCTTTCGTTAATCTACCTACTAATACAACTCTGTTTATCATAATTATTCATTCTCCTTTAATTTTTGTGCGTTCATTCTGATTAGTTTTATGTGTCCAACTACGTCTGATTGGCTCATTTTAGATATATCTGTAATTTGGAATTTCTCTTTAACTTCATCTTGTGTAATATTATTACCTTGTGAGTTTAATAAGTCTGTTATATTTTTTATTTCTTTAACTAATTCTTGTTGTGCATTATTGTCTGCTTTACTATAAGTTTCACGTTTCTCTTTTGCATCTGCATCATCTTCATCAGTTGGTATGTTAAAAAATTTCATTAAGAAGTAGCGTTCTGCATAAGTTAATGCTGTACCATAAGCTTTAGCTGGGTCGTCTTGTTGACCAGTAGCCCAAAAGTCTACAATTTGTTTTTCTTGTGGATTGTCTGCGTTTATCCACGTATATATCATTTTAAGTTTTACTAAAAATTCAGTTGTTGTTACTTCTTTGTTAGCCTTTTTGTTAAATCTCGTCACTTCTATTTGTTCACACGTTTCATTAGCTGTATAAGGGAAAAGTAACAATTTATGTTCTAACATTTTTTCTCTTATTCTGTGCAATACTTGTGATCCACTAACGTAACTATAGTTATAGCTTTTTTTATCTTTTGTAAATCCATCTATATTAGCTTTTACATCTGCTATTTTTTGATATATATTAAGTTGTTCACTCATAATCTATCTCCTCGTATTTATCTTCTTCTATATGTGTATGTTTAATTGCCATGTGGTGTGACATATTGATAGATGCTTCATCTAGACCATTAAACTCTCTTGCTCTACTAAATTGAGTTGAGTAACTTATTTCTGGATTGCTATCACTAGGCTTATTAGTGACGTATATTGGCATCTCTCTATGTCTGATTAAATATGTCACTGTTTCTTTCACCATTGACGAAACACCTCTATTCTGTGTATAGTTATTGTATAAATTTGTATAAGTCATCGACTGTTAGCAGTGGCTGTTGCTTTCAGTCTTTTTTTGTTCAAAAAACTTATCCCAGAACATGTATGATGCAAAAGTCACTAAAATTATTGCTAATATCGAAATATGAAAATCATTTATTAGCGTTCCTAGAATGACAGTTGTAAATGGCATACACATAAATGTCATGAATATTCTCATGCTGTCCCCTCCTTATAAATTTGTTTCTTTTACAAAAATATTTGTTTCTATAAAATCAATTGCTGGTTTGATTTTTACGTAACGCTTGTTACCCTTGCCAAAGCGATACATACACTCTTTTTGAAACTCAGTATTTGAATACACATGTTTCTCTAAATCATTTTTTGAAATACCACTAACTTTTATAAATTCTTTAACATCTGCGAATCCGATAAATTCCATTTCTATCTCTCCTTTCTGATATAATTTATTTATCTGTGTGCAAAGGGGGTGTGAAATGTGCAAAATTCTGCTATAAATGCTGCAATAAAAGCTCGTAAAGATTTAATAGAACAGATAGATTATATAAGTTCTATTCCTAATGAAACTATTCGTTCAATAGCTAAGACTGCATCACTTACAACAAATCTAAATTCTTCGATAAAATCATCTTTGTTGAAAGCAGGTCATGTAAATGTCATTAATTTGAACACTAATGAATTAATTACTTTAACCAGAAATTCTCAATCTAATTTAGGCCTTTCTCATATAACAAAATCTTTTAATTTCCAAAGAAATCTATTTTCTGAAGAAGCTATAAATTCTTTCAAGAAAATTTATAGGTTTGACGATGATATAGTATCTCAAGCGCAACAAAACATCAGAGATCTTTATATCAACCCAACTGCTATTTCGACTTTGACTGAAACCATCAATTCGACCTATCCAATAAAAAACTTTCAAAATAAAGCAAATGATAATAAATTCAAAAAAATGTTCTTGGATAAAAATTCACTCCCATATAATGGTTATGTTAAAAAATCTGGTCATTTTGTAATTACAACTGATGCTGGTAATTTTCTAACAAATTTTATTAACGATAATTTTTTAAATGTTGAAAGGTCTCTAATCTTTGTCGTTGTAGCATTGTTAATGTATTTATATAGTTTTTATCCATACTATAAAAATTAATTAAGGAAGCTTAACAATTTTACGTTTATTCCTTTTTTGTTTTCCTATAACACTCTTAATCTCTTCCGCCAAGATGACGATTAGGAGTGTTATTTTTAATACTTGTTTTAAGTTCATTCTGTTTCCTCCTATTGTTCAATTATTGGTAGTACATCGTTCTCTTTTAATAACTCGTATATGAACAAACGTCCTTTTTGTGTCCACTTCGTATTCATTCGTACAGACGTACTGCCGTCTTTATGTTCAATTTCTTTAGTTGATGAATGTGTATAACCTTCACCATGAATATTTGAGTATAGTAACCACTGTCCAGACTGTTTGTATTGCACTTTTAAATCGTGTAGTAATTTATTTAACGCTTGAGCTGACATACCGTAATCTTTAGCGATTTGACCAACTGTTACTAAACTCTTGTTTTGTAGTACTGAATCTAAGTAAGATGCTTTAGGTTCATATTCTGCAATTTTTTGTTTGTTCATATTATTTTCAAGTTGTAATTGCTCATTGTTTTCTAATGTCTCAAGTAATTGAGCAACTGCTTCTTTGTATGAACCAGGAAGTCTGTTTTGTATTTGGTTTTCCATTTCGTTAAACTTATTAATGTAAGCTAGTTTAAAATCGTTATGCCCTTGAATATTGAACATGTACAAAGTGAAACCGTCTTTGGTTAATAGGTATTCTCTGTATTTACGCCCTCTGTTATTTGTATATTCATGTTGGATAATTTCACTCCCCAAATCTGTGGAGTGAGATTTTAAAATATTATCTAAATCTCTTAAAACAACATCTTGTCTTTTCCCTAATTCTTCTGCTACCGTTCTACTTGATACTACTGCGCCTAATTCTGAATTGTTCTCAATTTCAATGGATACTAAATTGTTCATCCTTTTCCTCCTGAACTTCACTACTTCACTTTCAACTACACTTAAAGTGAAGTATGGTTTAAAATTTTTTTGGTAGTCTTAGAAAATCGGCATCCATTTCATATATATATGCCAATGCATAAACTACCATGTGTTTAGGTACTACCTTTCCTTTTTCCCAATCAATGTAAGATCGCTTGCTTACACCTAACTTATCGGCTATTTGTTCTTGTGTATACCCTTTTTCTACACGAGCGCCTTTCAAGGATAAGGTTTCTATATATGTTTTCATTAATTCACCTCCATAGCTCAACTGTTTTGTTTAATCAAGCTATGCCACTACATTAGTACACTTAAAGTGAACTGTCAATACTTTAAGTGCATTTAAAATAAACAATATCTTTTTAGTGAAGTTACTTTACTTTTTGTGAAGTCGATGTTAATATATTTTATATAAGAAGCGTTATGAAATTCGAGGAGGAAAGCACATGGCAAAAGAAATATTAGCTCAAAATTTAAAAGCTTTATTGGATAGAAAAGGTAAAACTCAAACTGAAATGGCAAAAGATTTAAATTTAAGAGAATCTACTGTAAGTAGTTGGGTTAATGGTATTAAATATCCTAGACGCGATAAAATAGAAATGTTAGCGGACTATTTCAACGTTAATCCTTCAGATATTACTGAAGATCAATCTATTTCCAATAAAAATAATAATATTTCAGAAGTTATTGCTGCTCATATCGATGACGACGCTTCAGAAGAAGAAATTGAAGAAATATTAGCTTATATTGAAACTAAAAGAATGATGAGAAGAAACCGTAAAAAGTAAGGGGAAATGTATATGCAATTAAGAGAGCGTTTACTTAGTTCAATTCCAAATGTGGGTTTAGAAATTGATTATAACTTACCAGCCAAAGGTGGAGGTTATTATGAAAGAGATGAGTATGAACCCGATGGACTTATTACAATTACTGGCAACGCTAATTACTACATACAAAATGGTTTTTTGGCAGAAGAAATTGGACATCATGAAACTACAACTCAAAATATTCTAAATGTTTATACACCTTCACGAGGGATAAACGTAAACCGTTTAAAAGAGGAATTGCAAGCTCGAAGATATGGACACAATTTGGCAGTGCCTTTGCAAAAGTTAATTGATTGTTATGAGCAAGGCATTTGGGGTCATGTATATGATATGTGTCTGTCGATGGGAATAGATAGATCATATTTTCGTGAGGTAATTGAAGATTATAAAGTAAGATATGGTCCCTTTATCGAATATAACGGCTACATTATAAACTTCTCACCATTAGACATTGAAAAAGTATAATCATATTTTTTTACGCTATAACAGAACGTACGTTCCCTATCATATAAAATATTTATAACAACTTGGTTTTGGTAAACTAAAAAACGACTAAACTTTTCACCCTATATTATATATAATTAAATATGTAACGTTCCAAATAATATTAAGGGAGAAATGTAATGGAAGACTGGATTATATTATTTATCTGCATCATTATTTTTGTCGGCGGTATAAAAATGTTGGTAACATCTGCAAAAGATGGTGGTAAAAAGAACCCTACAAAAAGTGATATAAAAGATGAAATTAAGAATGGTACAAGTGGCGAAGGTTGTGGTTGTTTAATAGTTGTATTTGGATTCTTTGGAATTTTGTTTATGTTATATATGATATTTGGAAATTATTAAAACTTATTTTAAGGGAGAATTGTAAAATGAAAAAGGTATTATTTTTAGTGTTAGCGAGTTTATTTGTATTAGGAACGTTATTGTTTATAGTATACGAGAAAGACGTTAAATTATTTAAGGATAAAGTGACTGGAAAAGTAAGTGAAATTATAGACCCTAAATCAATAGACGATGGGCAAGACAATGTAAAATACCAAAACAATGAGCAACAGATTAGACAAAATAATGTTCAATCGAATGAACAATATCAAAACGATGAGCAACAAATTAAACAAAATAACGATCAACCAACTGAACAATATCAAAATAATAATCAAAATGTTGACATAGATAAAGGTATATCCATTTCAAATATCCATATCCATGCAATTGAACAGCAATTAAAAACTGATTCTGATAATATTGAATTACAACAAGAATTAAAAAATTATCAATCCGAATTATCTGAATACGAAAAAATGAAGTCGCAATAGGATTGATAAGCGTTAGAAATTTTGAAATATTAGCGAAAGTTAATTAGAAGAAACTGATTATGGAAAAGATTTAAATATTTTATTATTTGGGGGCAGTCTCTACTGCCCTATATATTTTTATCTTTTTTAGGAGGTATTACACATGGAAATATTAGAAATTATTGAATACGAGTTTCGAACTGAATACAAAATTTTAACTGATAGAGGCATATTCATTCACAGTGTTTCTAATGAAAAATCATATAGTCAAGTTAAAGAAGAATTAAAAAATTATTTTGAAAAAATGAGCAAATAAGACACAATATTATGAATACATCTTGAATTATGAAGTTGAAGGAGAAATTTTATGAACCAATTAATTTGAAAAAAGGAGGTTTGCTATGAAAGTAATTAATTATAAAGTGAAATTCAGAACAATTGAATACAAAGTTAGAACAGATAAAGGCTACATTTTCACATATACATTACCTAAAAATACAATCGCTTTGCAAGCTAGACGAAAATTAAAACAAATAGCAGAAGATATTGATAATAATAAATGATGCATTTTCTATAGGCAGTCCCTACTGTCTTATATATTTTTATCTTTTTTAAGGAGGTGGGAATAATGGAGGAAAATAACAAAGAATTACTAATTGTTGCGCCAATACTTTTAGTTAGTTTTACTGTAGCTTTATTTTTAGCATAATAAAAAATGTATCTTGTAATGAAAAGAGAGGAATCAAATGACAACAAAAACATGGTGGTCTATGGAAGACCTAATGAATGAATCAAATGAAAGTCGCAAATGGATTAAAGATAATTTAATCAAAAATGAAGAAGTTTGGAAAGAAATAGAGAGCTTCTCTTACTTACCAAAACACAATAACGATGAATATCGTTTTGTTGGAACTAAGATGAGAGCTTTCTTAGAAAATAATTTCAAAAGGTTAAAGGAGGGATAAATTATTATGGCAACATTTACAGTTACAAAACGAAAAAATAAAACGACTACATCATGGCAATACGATGTGAAAGACCCTAGTTTTAGTTCTGGAAAAAAGCGTAAGTCTGGCTTCAAAACAAAAGCAGAAGCTACTAATGCAGCACAACAATTAATTAGAGATTTAGAAGATGGTAATAATTTAGAGGGTAATAAAACTTTTGAAACATACTATAAAGATTGGATGGAAATAAAAAATAAAAAACACGTGGCATCACAACAATACTATTGGTATGAACGTTCATTAAAACTATTTAATGAATGGTTTGGTGAAAATTATTTAATTAACAATATTAAACGTACAGATTATCAAAAATTTTTAAATGACTTTGGTCAAGGCCGCACAGATGAAACTGTACGTAAAGTAAACGGTTGTTTATCACCTTGCCTTAGGGATGCAGTATATGACGGATATATAAAAAAAGACCCCACTTATCAAGTTAATATTAAAGGTACCAAAAAAGCTAAACAAGAATCTACAAAATATATAACTATAGAAAATTATCTTAAATTAATTGAGTATTTTAAATCTAGAGAAGAGCAAAGTTATATTTTCCTTTATATTTTAGGAATTACAGGTGCAAGATATAGTGATGCTATTAACATGACAAGCATTGATTTAAATAGTAAAGAAGGAATTATACATTTAAGAGGTACAAAAACAAGTAATGCTGATCGTTTTGTGGAAGTTACAACAAAAGATGTTTTATTAATTAAATCTAAACTTGCTAACCAACCACAACGTGTTGATGGTAAATTATTTAAAATAAGCCACAACGCTGTAAAAAAATCTTTTAATTTTGCAAAGAAACAAATAGGACTAGAAGATGATTCTATTACACCCTACGTTTTAAGACACACTCATACATCATATTTACTTTCTAAAGGAATCCCAATTGAATATATTAGTAAACGTTTAGGACATTCTAGTATATCAATTACACTCGACACGTATTCACATCTTCTAGATGAACATAAAAAAGAGCAAGGTCAACGTGTCAGAGAATTGTTCTCTTGA